GAACCTGTTGAACCCTTATCGGCCAACGTCTGCCAGTAAGCATTATTCCCAGTAGCGTTACCTGTCGTGTTCTGACGGGCAACAAACGAGTTGCCCGAACCATCAGTGACAACATCGCCAGCAACATAAGCAGTTGCTGCCGAGTACGTCCCTCGGTAAGTCAACCCGCCAGTGTACGAAAGCTGCACAAGCGGTGACAGGTTCTTATTTATCTGAAAGTTAGGAGTACTCATTCGTCGCTCTTCTTCTCGGCGTGCCATTCCAAATGGTCGTTCTGACGACGATGAACATGCCTTACATCATCTCTAACTTCTTTCACATCATCACGGACTTCAGTGATCCGTTCCGCAATGTCTTCCATCTTCGCCAGGTTGGTTGCGTGCCCAACAGCACGCAAAGCGTTAGTCTCATTGTGCTGCGCCGTGTTCTCCCGACGGAACCGATTGATAAATACGGCAAATACGCCTGTAATCAATGCTGCTCCTGATCCGCCGAAGATTGCCGCCCATTCGCGCATCGGTCAGTTGTCCCCTGGTTCGGGCACAGGCTCTGGCTTAGGTTCCTTCTGAAGAAGACCACTCCCAGTCAGCATTGCGGCCAACACAACACCAGTCTTCGACGCTTCCTGTAGCACAGCAGGGTCAATGACCTGCTGGAGTTGTTCTAGGTTGTGAGCCACCGCACACGCCAACGTGCCCTGCATGTAGCGCAGCGGAGATTTCTTGATTGCCGCCCATTTGCTCATCGGTCACGCCGTCTCTAGCGCCTCTAAACGGACGGTCAGTTCTTGCACCGCTTTAATAAGCACAGGGATCAGTTCGGAATAGTTTATAGACTCATAGCCATCGTCGGTTGGTTCCTCCGTGATGGTATCAATCTCGGCCTTGCGGTGCATCCCAACCGTATCGCCACGACCATGAGCCGTAAGCGTTTCACGGACCTGCTGGGCAGACAGCCACTCGTGAGTTCGGCCCGCTTTAGCTGTCCATTCGCCTGAGAACGGTTCAAGGTCAAGAATGAAGTCCAGTCCGAGAACGTCGCCCAGCGCCGTTTTGTACCTCATGTCCGAACCGTTAAACGCCCCGTCAACAACCCAACACTCAGACCACGCTTGGCCGTTAATGCCAAGTTTGTCTCGGTCATGGGAGCTAGAACGAAACTCACCCGTCTTTGTCCGAGTAATTGACGATCCAGAGATAGTCATACGGATATCGGTTGCAGAAGCAAAATGAATGCCCGTGCCAGGAGTAGAAGCCTGCTGCAAAGCGTTGTCCGCTGCCGCACCATTGCAACGGATCTGACCGCTGACGTAAAGATCAGTCAATGTTCCAACCGACGTGATCGCAGTCTGAGCAGCAGTTAGAACAGAGCCAGTCACGTTGCCAGTAAGAGCACCGACAAACGTCGTGGCCGACAGGGCGCCGTTGCTGGCGTTGTAAGTCAACGCCGAAGCGTCTGCAAAAACAGCTTCGCTACCTGTGCCATCTGTTGCAAGCAACGGAAACAGCGTTGCATCTGATCCTGCATCTGCAACAGTTACAGTCTCAGCCAGAGTGGCTGTAGCAATGGTGCCGTTTGTCAACGCTACCGTGCCTTCAGCGTTAGGCAACGTAATTGTTCGATCCGCAGTCGGATCGGTCACAGCCAACGTCGTCTCATAGGCGTCAGCCGTAGCGCCCTCAAACGTCAACGGAGTTGCGCCATTAAACGTCGTCGTAGCGGCAGTAAACGTCGCTAGGGTGCTAATCGTCGTCACTCCACTCAACGTCGTAGCCCCACTCAACGTCGCAGTGCCAGTAGCCTGAAACGCACTATGGGACTTTGTGCCGTTCAAAACCTGCGTAACCGCAGTGTCAATAGCAGAGTTGTTAGCGTTGGTATGAGCAGCAACAATAGCTGTACCAGCACTAAACTCGGTATAAGTAAAATTGGTTCCAGCCATTATCGCATCCTTCGCGCTTTATACGGGAACGCCATCCCATTGACTTCCCACGAAGCTTGCTGCAACGTAGGCCCAGTAACTTTAATACAGATAGCAGCAGCCGTGCCGCCAGTCCCTAACTTGGCAACATCAGTAACCTGCTGATTGGTGCCAGCCGACCAGATACCGTTACCTGCACTGCCGCTTTCATCAGTGGCCAACTGCCAAGTTGCAGTTCCCCAAACCGAAGATGCCCCTGCCCTGCCAGTAACCTGCAACGAGTAATCACGAGCAAACTCTGACGTGTCGTAATCGTGAAAGACCTCTACACCCAAAGTCCCTGTCTCTTCGGCTGAAATAATCAGCCGAATCTGACCCCAACGTTTACGAACAATCGGATTCTTCGTCTTAACCCAAGCACTCTGGAAATACGAATCAATGTTCGTTCCAAAGTATTCGCTGTTCCAGAAATAACGGTCAGCGGGTGTGCCGCCAGAATCAATCGAAACAACCCGTCCAGTGTTAGCTGCAAGAGTGCCGCTACCGTCAGTTACAACCGACCGCCCTGTCGTAGCGCCGTACAAGACTGGCTTAGCATTCGGAGTATGATGGGTGTGGACCGCAAACGCATCAACATCCCAAAGCACCCAGGCGTTCGTGGTCGGATCGTAAACACACATGCGTCGTTCGGTGCTGTTCGTGTCAGCGTTGTAGTAATCCAACGAAACATAAAGTTTGTTGTTCGCCCAAGCTAGCTGCGGCGCATTAGCAAACGTAAAGCGACCGTCATCAATAGCTGGCTTCAGCCTCTCAAACAGCCACGTCATGTTGGTGCCGTCGTACAAGTAGACGCCTTCTTGGTCATGCCAAAAAAACACGCCATAAGGCGTTGACACTGGGCTAGACAACGGAACCGAACCAACCGTTTCAGACACCGTTACAAGCTGAAACGAATCCCCATCAAACCCGAACAACGCGTACGTCGAGTTCGACTTAAAGATCATCAAACGGTCGTTATGCCCCACAACTCCAGTGACATAATCGCCGCCCTCACCCTTACCAACATCAATGTAATCTAGGTTGCTCCACTGCTCAGGCAGATTGACATTAGAGAACCTGACACGGTTCTTGTACGCCACGCTCGACTCGACCGTGTTCCCCACCCAAGCCAAGTTGTTCCAATGCGTTACATACTGAGCGATAGGAAAGTTGCCCGTCGTGCCGTCAAGGGTCGTGCCCAAGTCAGCAGCGGCAGACCCCGTGTAATAAAATGAAACCAAATCGCCCGAAACGCCGTAAGCTCGGTTATTGATCGTTAGGCCGTAAACTCGGGAACCATTAGTTCTATTTGTAATGGTCCCGATGTCTGTGAAAGCAGTAGCAGTGCTGCTGGTATCAAAAGCGTAAACTTTGACCCCGCTGTTCACTAGAACTTTGTTAGTTCCATCGTCGTTGTAATACGAAAAGATCCCTTTGACGTTCGCTGCAAGAGCCGTTTGATTGTAAGTCGTAACGCCTTCACGCATAGCAACGCCACCCCGAGGGTCAACGCTGACGTTCAACAAATCAGGAGATTCGTTTTCCTGAAGGTCAAACTGATCCGTGCGGTAATTCAAACCGCCACGAAAATCATCCCAACTAATGAGGCTGTACCCTTGGCCTGCCATATCAGCCCTTAGAAGATCACGCCGTTAGCGTTCTGAAACCGCATCGGAGTAACAAGCTGATTAGAACCCCGACCCCGACGATTCAACAACATCGGCTGCGGCGCAGGACTATCGGCATACCGACGAGCAATGTTGTCTAACTCGCCTCTAAACTGACCACCGTACTGTGCCGCCATCTGCGGATCTTCCTGCTGCAAGTACGCCTTCGAAGCCGCATACGACGCTAACAGCGGCTGAAACGGATCAGGTAAATCAGGTTCAACATCAGATGTTGCGTTGCCATCCAAAGAAGACGGGAAATCAACAGCTTCCCGAACCCCTCGCACATAGATAGTTTCTACGCCGCTAGGAGTCGGATAGAACCTGACGCTGTCTCCCCAGTAAGACCAATGCCTTGGCGAACCAGACCCCACCGAATCCAACGGGTTACGAGAGTCTCCCAAGTCCCGACCGATGTAACCGCAAATCTGGTTGTCAGTTCGCAGCGAAAAGATCTCTCGCATAGGCTGCGTCGCGCTGCCACCTGGGGCTGAACTAGCGTCAACAGTAATACCAGACAAAGGATAGTCAGACTGCCCACCAACCGTCGAGAAAGTCGTAGAAACCTCATAGAAGGGCCAACGCTTCTCGCTATAAACAATCGCATCGAACCCTTGAGCAATGAAAGTGTCAAGAACAGAAACGGGAATATCGCCAGGAGCGATATCCAACATGCCTTGGACTTGTGTGCGGATTTGGCCCAAAGTCATGGCACTCATGGATTACCCAGCTTCTCTATGGAATACGCATACCGTTAAACCTTCCAAGGGGCGTCCCTGGCACGGCTCACCGTTCTTCTTTATCGCAGAACAAAGTTCTGGTTTTGTTTCAGGAGCGCACGAAACAACTTCTTGTACGTTACGCCCGTTCACATACTGCGGAACTTGGATGTCAGACTGGGCAGAAGGATGATACGTCCCCGAAGGCACTGCCTTCGATCCGTACCCGACTGCTAGTTGTCTTCCCATAAGTCCTCACTGACTGTCAGAGGGAACGGCCCGAATGGCCGTTCCCCCCTCAGTCTACTCTTTAGGCGTTAGTGATGCCAAAGAGTCGGCCCTGACGGGCACGGTTGCTTACCGTAAGCTGGCCGTAGCACAGGATCTGCGAGAACACAGCGTCCTGATTTGTTGGCCGCACAAACGGAGTTGGCTTGAACCACACATCGGAGTGACCGACAAGCTGGATGTACTTCGTGTTGAGGAAGTAGGCTTCGCCATCAGGGCAGTTGCTGTCGAAGACAACGGGCGCACCCTTGAACAACAGGTTCTGGAACCCAGCGTTTGCTACATCAGTATCGGTGTAACGCACGTTGCTGGTAAGCAGAGCCTCGTAAGACTCGTAGCCTTCCTGCGTGGTCATGATGATGGTCGGCTGATCGTTACCCACCGAAATGGTGTTGTAGATCGTGCCCATGCCTGCCAGCGTCAAAGCGCCGCCAAGGTTGGTTTGGGTTGGTGCCCAGAAGCCGTTGCCAGTATCACCCTGGTTGATGCCGCCAATAGCAGAACCTGAAACAACATTTTGAATGCCGTTCCAGTCCCTGCCGCCGTTGCCAGCGCCATCACCCCAGAACATGGTGTTCATGTTGTCGATGATGGTTTCCTGCGCCTGGAAAATCTTGCCTTCCAGCAGATCAATGATCTGAGCTTCACCGTTGTTCTTGCCTTCTTCAAGGCCATTGATGGTTACGGTTGCAGCGTACTGGGCCCAAGAATACTCGGCAGCAGAAATGCCTGTTTGTGCGAGCACAGAAATGGTCTCAGCGCCCGTATACGAGGCAGCGGTGCTGTTCGTTCCATAAATAATTGGAACAACAATGTTCGCGCCGCCGCTAACACGTCGAATGGTTTGACCGTTGGTCAAAGCATAGAACAGTGGACGGGCGCTGAAAATGTTGTCAGTTAGCCGTGGAATGTAGTTCTTGAGAGTCGTAGAAAGAATCTCGTCAAAGTTGGCGTTACCAGCCATGTTAATTTACCTCAGTTGGATCAAGTGTTGTGTTGCTTCTTTGCAAGTGCAAAAGCGTCACGAATACTAAAGACTTTCTCACTGGGGATTTCAGTATGGGTTCCCGCTTGGGTTGACCCGCCCGTAGTCACTACTGCCGCATCCCGCTTCTTCTCCGTGATATTTTTATCTTGCTGCAACTTATCCGCAGCCAATTTCACGTCGTTGAATTGCCAGTGTGCGTACGCTGCATCAAGATTTGTGATCTTGTTAGTAACAGCGTGATGCAATAGATCCTGCTTCTCGAAATCTCCGTACTTGTCTCGTAAACGATCTA